GATAAAGTGGTGCATTTGGAGGTGTTGTACATGACTGATTTTAAGCGTTGGTTTTCCGCAGCCGGTGTTCGTGCACTGAAGACGTTTGCTCAGAGTGCTGTTGCCGCCATTGGCACGACTGCTACTCTCGGTGGTGTTGACTGGAGGCTTGTGGCTTCTACGGCTGCACTGGCTGCTATCCTGTCCCTGCTCACGAGCGTCGCCGGACTGCCTGAGCTGGAGAAATAAGTACTTGTAGAATGAAAGGATGATTGACTTGATTCAGGTTTCCAAAGAAGAAATGAAGAAGCTGCGCGAGCGTTTCCCGCATATCCGTGCTACGCGCACTGTACATAAGTACTACGTCGATGAGACCACCAAGGTGATGAATTTCCTGAAGAACGGCTGTGGCATGGAGCGCAAGAATGCTTGAACGCATGCCTGAAGAGACCGCCCTTCAACATCATAGGCGGTTGATCAGCGGGAAACTTATCGACGGTACACTGTCCGATATGGACTACTCTGAACTCGCTCCCTATGTCTACGGTAAGGAATACTCCGCGGATGTTGCCAGACGCATGATGTACGGATCTGCCCGTACCCTGCAGCTGGTAGACGCGGAGCGCGAGGAGTCTATTGAGGACACCGCTATCCTCAGCGAGCTTGAGCTCAAGAAGATCGAGCTGCGCAAGGAGCAGCAGAAGTTCTTTGATCAGCGCAACGCCTTCAATAAGCTGGTGCGTGATCAGGCCAGAGACGATGAACTCAAAGAGATCCTTGAACGGGCTGTTGCCTCGGGCAGCATGCCCGTTCTTGATTATACGCCGCATACGGTTGAGGCCACCGGCACGAGTTTGCTGGTCAGCCTCAACGACATCCACTATGGCGCTCAGTATGACAACTACTGGGGCAAGTATGATTCGGATGTATGCAAACGTATGTTCGGTTTGTATTTGGAGCGCATCATTGAGATCGCTCAGACCCACAAAGCGGAGGACTGCTATGTGACCTGTAACGGCGATGCTATCAGCGGCGTGATCCACGCCAGCATTCGCCTGACCAACAAGGAGAATGTGATCGAGCAGGTGACCGGAGTGTCAGAACTGATCGCACAGTTCCTTGCCAAGCTGAGTGCTTACTTTGGCAACGTGTATTTCACAAGCGTCGCCGGCAATCACTCCAGGCTTGATAAGAAGGATGACGCGGTGCTGCAGGAGCGGCTTGATGATTTGGTCGAGTGGTATTTGAAGGCGCGTATGGCGGCCTTTGAGAACGTGCATGTTGGCTACGGCAATAAGGTTGACTGCACGATGTACCTGCTGGACATCTATGGCAAGAACTACCTGGGCGTACATGGCGATTTTGAGGCCAGCGTGGGCGGTGTGACCAATCTGCAGGCAATGGTTGGTGTGCCGCTGTACGCCGTCCTGATGGGACACAGGCATCACAACAGCACAGATGTCGTGCAGGGGATACGCGTCGTTCAGAGCGGCAGCTTCCTTGGCACAGACAACTACTGCATAAGCAAACGTTTGTTCGGTATACCAGAACAGATCGTTTGCGTGGTTGACAACAAGGGTATACGCTGCCACTACGACGTTGAGTTGAAGCTGTGAGGAGGTGATGGTTGGTGGCGCGAAAGACGAATAGGATTGTCATTACAAGTCCGGAGAAGCTGGAGCAGGTGAATCCTGCGAACATGCGGCTGAAGAAGGACTTCTTGCAATACTTGAAATCGGTGAAGCGTTCGCCGGGGACCATTGCCGGTTATGACAGCGATCTTAACATAATCTTTACATACATACTTGACGAATTGGGCAATAAGGATTTCGCGAAATTGTCCAAGCGCGACATCATCAGTTTCCAGAACTGGCTGGTGGACAACGGTATATCCAGTGCGAGGATCCGCAGGCTGAAGAGTGCTATCAGCAGTTTGTCTAACTACATAGAAGCTGTTCTTGACGACGACCCGGACTTTGCGGGCTACCGCTCCATCGTCCGTAAGATAGAGAATCCGCCGCTCGTGCCTGTGCGCGAGAAGACGGTTTGGACGGATGAGGAGTTGCAGCACCTGCTGGACGTGCTGACCGAGGAGGGCAAGTATGACCGTGCCTGTCTGGCAGCCTTGGCAATGTATGGCGGCCGGCGCAAGGCCGAACTGTGCCGTTTCAAGGTGAGCGATTTTGACGAGAAGCACGTGACCTGCAATGGTGCGTTGTACAAGAGTGACCCTATTTTGACGAAGGGCGACAAGTATTTGGAGTGCTTCACGCTGAAGAAGAAGTTTGATCCGTATCTGGAGCGCTGGATAGCTTACCGCAAGGAAAATGGTATTGAGAGCATATGGCTGTTTCCAAAGGCGGGAGAGCCAGAGGAGCATATTCAGGCATCGACGATCAGCAGCTGGGCTGACAGCTTCTCCGCCATTACTGGTAAGGACTGGTACGCGCATTCACTGCGGCACTTCTTTGTGTCGGCGCTGTCAAGGGCTGGAATCCCAGACGGGATCGTCGTAGAGATCATGGGCTGGAGTTCGTCTGAAATGTTCAAGGTCTACAACGACAATCCAAAGGACGACAGGATTGCCATGTATTTCAAGGACGGAGAGATTGATACGTCCAACACGCGGTCAATTGACCAAATATAAGAGGTTAAAGGGAGAAAGGGAATAATATGCTGAAGAAAAATGAAATGATTGAGCGGCTCGCTCAGAAGGGCTATACGAAGAAGAACGCTGGTATAATCATGGACGACGTCATGATGGTGATTATGGAGGCTCTGGTTGAAGGTGAGGAAGTAATGCTTCATGGCTTCGGCACATTCTCTGTCAAAGAGGTTGCGTCGCGTAGCATGGTTGACCTGCAGAGTAAGGAGCGCATTGTCATCCCGGGTCACAAGGCACCCAAGTTTGTTCCCGGTGAGCTGCTGAAGCGCTCTGTGCGTGAAGGATTTATCCGCACGTAATGCCTAGAGTCAGTAAAGTCAAAAAGATAACTTCGCGGCCAGGTGATGTAAAGCCTGACCGCGAAATGCCAAGTGCGTTCTTTTGTTCGCGATGCGGGAAGAAGTACAAGAAGCAAGTGGGCAATTTCCCGGCATCGAAGAGCCCGCTCAATAAGGGCAATGGCTACTATATGACCATTTGCAACCATTGCCTTGAAGACTTGTTTGACCACTACAAAGCGGCGCTCGGCGGCGACGAAAAGGCTGCCATGCGCCGCATATGTTTGAAGCTGGATATTTACTGGAACGAAGAGATCTATGGCCTTGTCAGCCGGACGAACACTAGCGCCTCACGTATAAAGTCGTACATCAGCAGGACGAACCTGGTGAAGTTTACAGGGAAGACGTATGACGATACGCTGGACGAAGAGAGCATATATCTGCGCCCTGTTAGCATCGAGGAGATGCGTGCCGTCGAGGACGATGAGGACGCGAAGAACGCTGGTCTGCCGACTACATCTATAGATGTTGAGACGGTGCTGTTTTGGGGAAGCGGCTTTACTGAGGATAATTATCACGAGCTCAATAACAGGTATGAGTATTGGACGCGTGA